GTAGATATAGACAATTTCTCCGTTGCCATAAAGTTGTGGAGTTAATTTTGTATCTACTCCTCGGACAGTACATCCAGAAACTATGCAAATACCAACAAATGCTATAAACGATTCTTTCATTGTTTGCTTTTTTTCTGTTGCCAATCGCTAAAGCTAACAACTTTGCATTTTACCCTGTAAAAAAGCGCCTGAGTTCGGGGATTTCTCAGGCGCTCTTGGTGAAATCTATTTGAGCCGCGATGCCAAACAAATCGAGAAAGTGTCGTCGGTCTGACGGAGACTTGGTTCTGAACCATCTAATGAGCGTTATCTCATCGTCGCTTAGGCGTCCAATCTCGCCGGAGTCGTAGTCCAGTATTTTTGATCGCACGCCGAGCACATTGCTTTCTAATGGCAAATCCATCCAGCCATTAGGCTTTCCTGTGCGCTCCTCAATTCGCCGTGCCGTATCGCTTTTCATGGCGCGCGGCTTGCCCGTTGCCTTATCGATCGACGCATTCTTCCACTGGCTTACCTGGGCAGGCTGCCGATCAAGTTTGTTTGCCAGGGCAGCGATTGACCCGTATTCGTCAATCAGCATATTCAGCCTGGCTCGGCGAATGTCCTCAATGAGCTTCACGGGTTCATTATTTAGCAAGGCGCTAATCATGGGAATTCGCAGATTGCTATTGACAAAGCATTAGCGGCTCGCTAATGTGACGACATGAAGTTAAACGAATACCTATCAGAAACCGGCAGGGCCGCAGCCCTGGCGCGAGAAATCTGCGTGCATCCAGTCGTTGTGAGTCAGTGGAAAAGTGGTGCACGGCCAGTTCCGGCAGAGCGCTGCCCGTCAATTGAAAAAGCGACAGGCGGCATTGTCCGCTGTGAAGAAATGCGTCCAGACATCGATTGGGCGTACATACGTCAACAAACTAACTAGGAAATCATCATGAGCAGCCATACCCATCAAGGTCATCAGCAAACCCTGAAATCAGTTCGCCAGCAACCAGCTCCCCGTGCGTACGCGCAGAGAGCGCTAATGCTCTTAATTGTTGTGCAGCGAGCTTTCCGTCTCCTTTGTGCACCGCCAGCGCATGGAAAGCAGCACCAACCGCATCACGCAAAGCCTCAACGGTAATACCCGAACCCGACATATCCGCTCCTATCCATTGGAGCCAAGGGGGAGGATTCCCCCGGCGATTAGAAAAATAGGGTACGGACCGAAACAGTTCCACGTTTTACGGAGGTTGAGATGAACATACAAGACGCAGCGTACAGAATAGGGCATGAATACCCGGGCGGTGTGCCAGCACTTGCCCAGCGCATGGGCAAGAACCCGACCGTGCTGAACAGTAAATTGAACCCGAACAACGACACGCACGTTCTCAGTTTGGTTGAGGCAGATTCAATGCAGTACCTTTCAGGCCGCATCGACATCCTGCAGGCAATGGCTGATGGGCATGGTTATGCTTTAACACGCAAACCAGGAACAGTTAAGGACTGCGATATACCTGCGGCTACACGCGGTTCAATGATTGAGTTTGGCGAGTGGATGCGCGAGATAGATCATGCGCTTATGGATGGGCGTGTCACGCTAAATGAGGTACGCGCCATCGAGCGTGAGCTTGTGCAGATGATTGCAAAGGCACAAGAGCTGACAGCTTGCCTGTCTTCAATGACAGGCGGGGATAAGTAATGCGATCCCCCGCCCCCATCGGTAAGACAGCTGTCATGGCTGTCTACGTGTTTACTAAGTCAGCATTCCAGATGTTGGGTCCTTCCTGGAAGCATCCATTGCGGGTAATTCGCACCCCAATTTGTCTGAAGTGTGTTGCTGTCAAACATAGTCAACATAATCAATGGGTTGCGCTATGTGGCTAAATTTCGAAGATGTATTGGCGCAGCTTCAAGCATTTGGCCTTGACGTCACGCAATCAGATATCGTCATCGGCCAGCGGCGCCGCTGTCGACATAAGGACGGCGGGAAAGAGAAGCGCGGCTGGTATCAACTGTACGAGCTGGCCAAGGATGATGGCTCGGGCACGCTGATCGTCGGCAGCTATGGGGCATTCTGGGGCGCCGAGAATGTAGTTCAAAAGATCGAGCTACCGAAGGCTGACCGAAAGGCCATGACACAGGAGCAGATGGCCGCGTTACGGGCGCGCATCGCCGAAGACAAGAAACGAGCCGAGGCAGAGCAGCGCAAGCGCAACGAATCAGCAGCACACCGCGCGCGCGCTGGCTGGAGCAAGTGTCTGCCGGTTGGCGATAGTGATTATTTAAAGCGCAAGGGCGTCGAAGGTTTTGGGGTTCGATTCTCTGAGCGCGGCAACATGGTCATCCCGATGCTGGATACCAACGGGCAGATCCACGGCCTGCAGGTGATCTATGCCGAGAAGAAAAACGGCCGTGATAAGGACTTCTGGCCGGCCGGTCTAGCGAAGAAGGGTCACTTCTTTTTGATCGGCGGCATACCCGACAAGGTGCTACTGATCGCAGAGGGATACGCCACTGCAGCCAGCCTGCACATGGCAACCGGTCACCCGGTGGCCGTGGCGTTTGATGCCGGAAACTTAATGCCGGTCGCCCAGGCGCTGCACGGCCGCTACCGCCGCACCAGGGTGTTGGTCTGCGCTGACGATGATTACCTGACTGAAGGCAACCCCGGCGTAAGCCACGCCAAGAATGCAGCGCTGGCCGTCAACGGCTCGGTTGTCATCCCGGCGTTTGAAGCGGACCGACCGACCGACCACAAGGGGCCGACTGATTTTAACGACCTGCACATAGTCGAAGGGCTGCAGGCCGTCCGCAGCCAGATCGAAGCCCACCTTGCCGGCTTAGAGTGGGATGTTTCTGCCACAAGCGCTCCGGCGGGGGCGCTCTCACAGGGGGGCGGGGAGAGCGGCCGCAATGAAGCCGTTTCGATTATGCCGCTCGATGATTTGGTTGCCCGGTTCATCAAACTAGATGACGACAGCGGTGAATCAATCTTTGACACCTGGACCAACAAGGTTGTTCACCAGCGCAAGATGGTGGCCATGCTTCCCGCTGGCGTTCGTAGCGATGACATCAAGCGTCACCCGGTGTGGCTATCTCGCGCCTACTACCTGGACCAGGTTGGCTTTGACCCATCTGGCAAAGACCAGCACATCAAGCTGAATACCTGGCGCGGCTGGCCGATGAAACCAGCAAAAGGTAACTGCGAACAACTATTAGACCTCATCAGGTATTTGTGTGGCGCCGAAGAGGACAGCGAAGCGTCATACAACTTCCTTATCAAGTGGATGGCATTTCCACTACAAAACCCTGGCGCCAAAATGCAGAGCGCGATCATCATGCACGGCCCACAAGGCACCGGCAAATCAATGGTGTTCAAAACCCTTGCAAAAATTTATGGGTACAAAGGCAACCCGTACTTCAATTACTCGATCGTTCTGGATCAAAAAGCCCTACAGAGCAACTTCAACCCGGATTGGGATTCGAAGTTGTTTGTCCTAGCAGAAGAGGTCGTTAGCAATTCGGACAAATGGCAGCTTAAAAACGAATTAAAAGAGCTGATTACAGGCGAAACGATTCGAATCGAAGGCAAGTTTGCCAATGCCGTGCATCAGAAAAACCAGATGAACATGGCCTTTTTGTCGAATGAAGGCCAGCCGATTCCACTTGACGTTGGTGACCGGCGCCACCTGGTGATCTACACGCCGCCACCGCTTTCTAAAGAAACCTACCAGGAAGTCTCAGATGAGATACATGCCGGTGGCATCGAAGCCTTCTACGACTACCTGCTTAATGTGGATCTCACAGGTTTTAACGAGGGCAGTAAGCCTCCCATGACAGAGGCAAAGCAACGCCTCATCGATCTATCGGCCGGTAGCGAACTTCGGTTTGTCGCCGAGTGGCTTGAAGGGGATCTTGGCTATCCGGCATGCCCGTGCCAATCCCCCGATCTTTACGCGGCTTATCGCAGCTATTGCCAGAAAAACGGTGAGTCCAGACCGCGAACGGCGGCGCAGTTTTTCTCGCAGCTTGGTCATTATGGGTTTACAAAGAAAAAAGCCAGAGTCTACGAAAGACCAACTGACACGGCTGCAACTACAAAAAATATCGTCTTCCCTCCAGACAAAGAGTGCGTGCTGGTCGCCGGCAAAACGATCAAGGCCGAAACCTTGCCGATAAATGGCAATGAGACAGATGTCGCCTGGCTCACACGCTGCTGCAAAACTTTTAACGAATCAGTCCAGGACGCCGCAAATTACGCTGAAAGGGGTGGTGTATGACCGTCGTTCCAGCAGCGTTCCAGCAGCGTTCCAGCAGCGCACTAAAAAAAGTCTTTATAAATCATAGGCGTTCCAGCGTTCCAGCCGTTCCAGCAGTTTCCCGCGTGGGCGCGCGCGAACGAAAAAACCACCAACACCACACATGTATTTTCTCGCGCGCGTATACAAATCGTCTGGAACGCCTGGAACGCTGGAACGGCGTTGTTTTTATTAACAAAATTTATTCAGTCATCTGGAACGCTGCTGGAACGCTGCTGGAACGCCGCCATGAAAGCTAAAAACCTGCGCGAAGCAATGCCCATCGTCACGGCATTTATTGATGAATGCCGTGAGGCGTTTGGAAAAGACGCCATTAACCAAGCCATCAAAGCCGGCATGGACGGGCAAGAAACCTTCTGGGCGCGAGAAAACGGCATCGAGGTAGGTACACGTATGTCCAGACCCATAGAAAGCGCTGTAATCGCGTCGGAGCCAGTCTGATGAGCAGAAAAGCAAACCAATCGAAGTTTGCCGAAATCATCGGCGTTGATCGCAGCTACGTCACCAAACTCAAAAAACAGGATCGGCTGGTCATCGATGATGACGGCCTGATTGATGTCGACGCATCGATCCAGCGCATCAAAGACACCGCCGACCCGAACCGGGGCGATGTCGTTACCCGCTGGAAAAAAGAGCGGGGCGATCAAGCTCCGGTGGTATCGCCAGAAATATCACCGGAGTTATCACCGGAGCTGCAGGATGACGGCGCGCCAGAAGATCACAGCTATCAGCGTGCCAGGGCAAAGAAAGAGCATTTCCTGGCAGAGCGTGCCCGTATCGACTACCTGCGCGAGATCGGTGAACTGGTGCCCATACTCGACATGCGGCAAGCTGTGGCCGACGTGGTCACCACCTTCCGGCAGACATTGGAGCAGCTGCCGTACCGGACCGGTCCGGAGTTGGTCGGAAAAGACCTGGATGCAATACGTGCCACGCTGAAACAGGATATTCACGCTGCGCTTGCCGGCATGGAAAAAGAATTCTCTAAGCGCTTAGAAATCGACACGGAGGCAGTGTGAGCAAAGCATTAAATCTTTGCCTGCGCGTAGCAAGACGCGCCATCCGTCCCAAGTCGCCGCTCACGGTGTCGGAGTGGTCAGACGCTAACCGCGTGTTGTCAGGCGAGGGTAGTGCTGAGGCCGGTGCCTGGAAGACATCGCGCACGCCATATCTGCGCGAAATCATGGATGCGCTGTCCGAAGAATCGCCCGTGCGCAAAGTCGTGTTTATGAAATCAAGCCAGGTGGGCGGTACCGAGGCCGGGAGTAACTGGACGGGTTACATCATGGATCACGCCAAGGGGCCGTTTGCGGTGGTGATGCCGACTGAAAAGTCGCTACAGGATTGGATGAGCCAGAAGTTCGACCCGATGGCTAAAGACACGCCGGCCGTGGCGAATGTTCTGGCCAGCCGCAGCAACCGTGCCGGGGATAACTCGGCATTCCGCAAGCGCTTTGTCGGTGGCATCTTCTACGCCAAAACCGCTGGATCGACAGCTGAATTGAAATCCACCTCGCTGCGCTACGCCATCGCCGATGAAATCGACGAATACGATTGGTCAACGCTGCAGGGCGATCCGCTCGGTTTGCTGGAAGTGCGCCTCACCACGTTTCATGACCGCAAGCTATTCGTAGTCAGCACACCTACCATGAAAGACGCTAGCCGCATCGAAGAGCAGTTTGAGCTGGGCGATCAGCGACGGTTTATGGTGCCGTGCCCGCACTGCGACGAGCGGCAGCACCTGAAATGGCCAAATCTGCGTTGGCATAAGGATGGGCGACGCTGCTCGTCTGCCTGGTACGTTTGCGAGCATTGCGGTAGCGAAATCAGCGAACACCAGAAGGCCAGCATGATGGCCGCTGGCCGCTGGCAGTCCCATAATCCGGAAGGGCTGTGGCGGTCGTATCACATCAATGCGCTGTACTCGCCCATCGGCCTTGGCCTATCGTGGGCCGAGTTGGCCGATGAGTGGATCGAAGCGCAGGACGATCCATCAAAACTGATGCGCTTTGTTAATACGCGCCTGGGCGAGACCTGGGCAGACCGGTCGCATGACCTGAAACCTAATGTGTTGATGGCGCGTGCCGAGCCCTACGAATTACGTACCATCCCTGTCGGCTGTCTGGTGCTGACTGCTGGAGTCGATACACAGGATGACCGCTTGGAGATCCAGATCGTCGGTCATGGGCGAGACGACAAGGCGTGGACGATTGATTACCACGTTATCCCCGGTAACCCAGCAGAGCAGCGAGTATGGGATGCACTGGCAGACTACCTGTCGGCCGAATTTACCAACAGCTTTGGACGCACCCTGCGCATCGAGGCCACCGCCATCGATACTGGTGGTCACCATACGCATGCCGTGTACGCCTTCGTGCGCAGCCAGCGCGTGCGCCGCGTTATCGCCATCAAGGGCGCCAGCCAGCCGGGGCGCACCATCCTCGGCAAGCCAAGTCACCAGGACGTCAACTGGAAGGGGCAGACCATCAAAAAGGGCGTGGCGCTTTATACCGTCGGCACCGATACCGCGAAGCACCTGATCTATGCGCGCCTCAATGGCGATGCCGACAAAGATCCATCGGAACGGAAAATGCACTTTTCTACGGCGCTTGAACCGAGCTATTTCGACGGCCTGGTATCAGAAACCTATAACCCACGCAAAAACCGGTGGGAGATTAAAAAAGGCAAGCGCAACGAGCCGCTGGATACGCGGGTTTACGCCATTGCTGCCAGCCACCACCCAGAGCTGTACCTGCACAAATGGCGCCAGTCTGACTGGACCAAGCGCGCCGCCATGATTGAACCTGAATCAATACCCACCTCGGAAGCCGTCGCAGCACCAGAAGAAACCAGCGCCGCCATCAAAGTCAAACACATTATCCCCAACAAACGCCGCCCTGGCGGCTTCGCCGGCAACTGGTAAACGAGGTGATTATGGAACAATCAAGTATTGAAATTCTGCTGGCCGCCTGGGGTCGGTGGGCAATTCGCGTCGAAACAAAATCAATCGGCTATGCGTCGGTTAGTCCGATGTTCCGCGAGGCTCGGTTTGGCAATGGCTTTGGGTCGGCGCCACCGGTTGGAATCAATGATGCAGATTTGCGTGCCGTAGACGCGGCGGTGCAACGCCTTCCGGTGATATTGCGCGCCACGCTCAATGAGTTTTATAAAAGCCAGTGCAGCATACGGGATCTAGCGTTGCACCTTGGGTGTTCTCGACCATCGGCAAGCCAATACCTCAACGAAGCACGTCGCAGAATCGCCCAAAACCTTGAAGAAATGGATGTAACTTAGAGGGGGGGTAATGGCGCCAAATGCTCACCTGGCGCGGTTTTGCGCGTTTTTCATCCGAACATCAACAATTTTTTGACAACTTTCCGGCATGTTGCCATTATTCGCCTCAATTCGATAAATTGCTCTTGGTGTCACTAGAGCAGGAAACGGCCCAAAACCACCCGGTTTCGGGCTTTTTTTGGGGTATCGCATGCAGATCGGAGTCCATGTCGACATCGATGCGGCGATCAAAAAATTCGATGTTTTCCGAAAAGACCAGTTGCCATTTGCGCTGGCGCTTGCGCTCACCAAAACAGCGCAGGAAGTAAAAACAGCTGAAACAGAAGAAATGCAAAGAGTGTTCAGTTCACCAACAAAGTGGACGCTGAACAGCCTTTACGTCAAACCGGCGACCAAAGCAAAACTGGAAGCTAAAGTCTGGATCAAAAACTTTGCCGCCAAAGGCCCGTCACCAGAAGACTGGCTAAAACCAGAGATCGAAGGTGGTCCACGTAAGTACAAGCGCATGGAACGTGCGCTGCAACGAATCGGCGTATTACCGGCCGGCATGATGGTATACCCAACCAAGTTTGCCGACCTGGATGCCAACGGCAACGTCAAAGCCGGACAAGTCACACAAATCCTGTCCTACCTACAAGCCTTTGGAGAACAAGGCTACCGCGCCAACATGGATGCGAAAGGGCGCAAGCGTATGACCAGCCGCACCGGGTATGCGTACTTTGTAGGAAAGCCGAAAGGCAAGATCGCCGGCATTTGGAAGCGCGTCAACTTTGCCTCCGGCTCGGCGGTAGTACCACTGTTCTATTTCATTCCGAGCCCGACCTATCGGCCTCGACTGGATTTTTACGGCGTTGCCAAGCGAGTTTACGAGGCACGCTTCTTTGATAACTTCCGCAACGCCATGGCGAAAGCGGTGGAAACGGCACGATGAACATTCCTTCGACCTTGCGAGTTGGCGATACCACCAGCTGGCGCGATGAGCCTATGCTTATCGACGGCGTGCGTGTCGAAAGCAGTACCTATGTGCTGACCCATATTCTGGCCGGCCCAATTCTGCCGATTACGCTGACGGCAGAAGCTGATGGCGCCGGCTGGAAAACCCAGCTGACGATTGCTCAGGCTGACGCCTTGGTTGCTGGCGAGTTTAGCTGGCAAGCGGTGCTTACCGCCGAAGGCAAGCGCATCACCGTCGGCAGCGGCCAGATCACCGTTCTGCCCAACCTGGCTAGTGCGGCGATGGGATTCAACGGCAAAACGCTGGCCGAAAAGGCGCTGGCCGACGCCGAAGCGGCTTTGGCCAATTACCGCGCCAACGGCGGCAAGATCAAAAGCTACACCATCGGCATGCGCGCCATGACATTTGCCGACTCCGGCCAGATCCTCCAGGAGATTAACTACTGGAAGAACCGCGTCTCACATGAAAAAGCCCAGCAACGAATCAAGAACGGCTTTGGCAATCCGCGCAACCTGCAAGTGAGGTTCAAATGAGCGAACGGCAACACAAACCGATAATCGCAGACGCGCTACCAGCCAGCATCCGTGCTGCCGGCGAATCTAAAGGGGTGTTCAAAAAGTCTGCCAACGTCATCCCCATGCCGATCAAAGGGCAAGATCCTGCCCGTTTGTACGCCGGAGCGCAGGTCAATCGCCTCACAGCGGACTGGACAGCGCTCGGCACCAGCGCGGATTCGGAAATCGTTACCAGTATCCGTCTATTGCGCGCCCGTTCGCGCGAGATGGTGCGCGACAATCCGCACGCCAAAAACGTGGTGCGCATCGTTCAAAACAACGTGGTCGGGCAGGGCATCGGCCTGCAGTGTCAGATCGTCAACAAGCGCGGCAAGCTGAATGACAAACTCAACACCGCCATCGAAACCGCTTGGGCAAACCATTGCCGACGCCAGTCATTTCACACCGCTGGATTGCTGGATATAACCGGCATGCTGCGCCTTGCAGTCGGCCAGTTGGTCGAGGCCGGTGAAGGCATCATCCGCAAGGTGTATCAGAGCTTCGGCGGCGCCCGTGTGCCGATTGGCGTTGAGTTTATCGAAGCAGACCGCCTTATGGATCAGTGGCAGTCAGCCCGCGCCCCAAACGGTAACGAGATCCGCATGGGCGTGGAGATCGATCAGTGGGGCCGGCCGGAAGCATACTGGTTCTACCCGAAACATCCGGGCGACTACCAGTTCCAATCATTCCAGCCCAGCAAGTTTGTACGCATTCCTGCCAGCGAGATCATCCACTTCTATATCGTGGATCGCTGGCCGCAGACGCGCGGTGTGCCGATGTTCCACTCGGTGCTGCGCAAAATGAATGATATGAAGGGCTACACCGAGGCTGAAATTGTTGCCGCCCGTGCCTCAGCTGCCATCATGGGGTTCATTACATCGCCAGAAGAACAAATTGCTGACGGCGAAGAAAATGGCAACCTGCTCACCGATTTAGCGCCGGGCACCATCCAGAAGCTAAACCCGGGTGAGAGCTTTACTGGTTTTGCGCCAACCCGCCCGAATGCCGGCTTAGACCCGTTTATGCGTTATATGCTGCGCGAAATGGCGGCCGGTGTTGGCGTCAGCTACGAAAGCCTGTCGCGGGATTACTCACAGAGCAACTACTCCAGTTCACGTCTTGCGCTACTTGATGACCGAGATATGTGGCGCGTACTGCAGACCTGGTTGATTACCACGGTGCTGCATCCGTTATATGTCGAATGGCTCGATATGGCCGTGCTGGCTGGCGTCATCGACATGCCGGCCGACTATCACCTAGACAAAGAACGCTACCAGGCCGTGCGCTTCAAGCCGCGTGGTTGGAGCTGGATCGATCCGCTGAAAGAAGTCAAAGCCTATGGCGAAGCCGTCCGCAACGGCTTCATGACCGTCAGCGATGTGATTGGCCTCACCGCTGGTGGCGCCGATGCCGAAGACATCTTCAAGGCACGCCGTCAGGAGCTGGATCTAATGCAAGACCTAGATCTGACATTCGATACCGATCCTACGGTTCAAAAAACCCCGGCCGCCGCCCCTAGTAACACACCGCCGCCGGATGCCACCGAAGAAGAAACGCCGCCGCCAACCGAAGACGAATAACCGCAACAGACTCAACCAAGCCGCCGCAGGCAACTGCAGGCGGCTTTTTTATTTGGAGCAATCATGACCAAACAACTACCGCAAAAGATGGGGCCGCAAACGCGGAATCTGTCGATTCGCGCTCAGGACATTGCCGTCGATGTCGCCAACCGCACCGTTGAACTGTCATTCAGCTCTGACGCGGCGATTGATATGTGGTTCGGCAAAGAAAGCCTGTCGCACGATAAAGGCGCCATGCGGGTTACCGACCGTACCGGCAACCTGCCATTGCTTTACAACCACTGCATGGATGACCTGCTGGGTGTCGTTGAAAGCGTGCGCGTCGATTCTACGGCCGGGAAAGGCTACGCGGTCGTGCGCTTCGGCAAAGACGACCGAGGCGAATGGGCCATGCAGCAATGCCTGGACGGCATCCTGACCAACGTCTCTTTCATGTACCGAGTCTACAAGTACATGGAAGACACCGAAACAGAAACCTACACCGCCCTTGATTGGGAGGTGCTCGAAATTTCACTTGTAACCGTTCCTGCCGACGCTTCTGTCGGCGTGGGCCGTGCTGCAGGAGAAAACGACGTGGCAGTGGAAGTTATCACTCGCCAGATCACACCGGCAGCTGCCGAAACCACCAAGGAGTCAACTATGACCACTGAAATCCAAAACACCGGCACCGCAGCTACTGGTGCCATCCAAACCCCGTCCGCTGACGAGCTGCGCGCAATCGCGGCGCAAGGCGCTGAAGGTGAGCGTAAGCGCATTGCCGAAATCGACGCCATGTGCCGTGCCCACGGCATCGGCGAAGATGTCCGTGTCAGCATGATCCAGAAGGGCGCCTCGATTGAGGAAGCTCGCGGCATCGTACTGGATCACAAACTGCAACAATCGCAAACGCAGCGCTCGGCCAGCATGGGCGACGGCTTTGCTCCAGATATGAGCGAATCCGAGAAGTCGAAGTATTCGCTGACCCGCGCCATCAATGCTGCCATCTCGGGCAACTGGAAAGACGCCGGTTTCGAAGCCGAAGTGTCAAACGACATCGCCAAGCGCATGGGCAAGTCGACACAAGGTTTCTTCATGCCGACCAATATCCCGTTTGCACAACGCTCCGCTTATGCGGTTGGCACCGCTGGCCAGGGCACAACCGGCGGCACATTGGTTGCCACCAACCTGCTGGCCGGCAGCTTCATTGAAGTTCTGCGCAATAAGGCACGCGTCCTGCAACTTGGCGCCACCGTTCTATCGGGCCTCGTCGGCAACGTCGACATCCCACGTCAGTCTGGCGCCACCAACACGTTCTGGGTTGGTGAAAACGGCAATCTGACCGAAGCTGAAGGCACCTTCGACAAAGTTAGCCTGTCGCTCAAGAGCATCGGTACCTACTCGATGATCTCGCGCAACATGCTTCTGCAGTCGACGCCGGATATCGAAATGCTGGTTCGCGCCGACCTGATCGCTCAGATTGCCCTGGGCATCGACCGCGCAGCACTCTCCGGTTCTGGTAATAACAACCAGCCAACAGGTATCGCCAACACCTCGGGTATCGGGTCGGTTGTCGGCGGCGACAATGGCGCAGCCATCACCATCGACCACCTGATCGATCTGGAAACCCGTATCACCAGCTCGAATGCTCCGGAAGACACGCTGGCCTACCTGGCAAACGCTAAGACTATCGGCGCTCTGAAGAAGCTGAAGAGCACCACGGGTTCCTACCTGTGGAACGGTGCAATGGCTGGCGCCACCAAGGGTACGCCGGGTGAAATTAACGGCTACCCGGTCGCTCGTTCGAACCAGGCTCGTTCGGACCTGACCAAGGGTACCGGCACCGCGCTGTCGGAAATCTTCTTCGGCAACTGGTCGGAAGTTCTGATCGGCGAATGGGGCGTGCTGGAAATCATGCCGAACCCGTATGACTCGACCGCCTATAAGCAAGGCGCTGTGCTGTTGCGCGCCATGCAGTCGGTGGACATCGCTGTCCGTCACGCCGCCTCGTTTGCGGTCATGTCTGACGCGATCACGGGCTAACCGTAGTCTCCTCCACACCTCCTGTGGAACCTTGTACCCAGGGCGCTGATGCGCTCTGGGTATTTTTTCAGGGACAAAACCATGCCAAGTTATATCGTTCGAACCGGCTACTCGTATAGCCAGCACACCACCAATGGCGCCGAGCAGCGTTTTAACGCTGGCGACTCGGTGGATTTACCCGCCGAAATCGGCGACAACCATCACGCCTTACAACGCATCGATCAACAGCCCGTTGCCGAAGACGACGCAAAACCCGTCAAAACCGCAAAAGCTAAAAAATAATCATGATTGACGACGCATTCAGCGACGTATTTCTGGCTGACTTTGGCCTGAGTGCCGTGTCGGGCAGCGCAAGCGGGAGAGTCCTGTTTGACCAGCCGGATAACACGGCCTTTGGTGACATGGTTCAGACCACCGAATACACTGCTACGTTTCGCGTCGTCGATTTCCCGGTGCTAGTTGTCGGCAATACGCTCACCATTGCCGCCACGGCTTACACCGTGCGCGAAGTCGTCCACATCGAGGACGGCGCGTTTGCGCGCGCCACACTGGCAAAAGCATGAACACCCATCGTGAAACGGTCATTCAGGCAATTGCCACCGCGCTGACCTCGGCAAGCGTGGCCGGCGGCCGGATATTCCGCAGCCGTTCGAACGCCCTGGCGGCCAATGAGCTTCCCGCCATCGTGCTACGCGCCGGGGCAGAAAGCATTGATAACAGCCAGCGCACGATTTCAATCCGCAACTTTGATGTGGAGCTCGAAATCATTGTGCACGGCGATCCAGCTGACCAGATCGCTGATCCGGTGGCCGCTGCCGCCTCAGCCGCCATTCTGGCCGATATGAGCCTTGGCGGTTCGGTTTATCGCATCGTCGAATCCAGCATCGGAGCGCCCGAGTTGGCAGACGGGAATGGCACCACCGGCATGGTGCGGGTGACCTATACCGCCACCTATGCCACACGAATTAACGACAATACCGCCCATGTACCGTGCATGGGCTGACCGCTTTTAACGCAGCACCGTAATCCACTACCGCCACCGGCGGGTTTCACTTTAAGGAGTCAATTATGACCTCGACTGCAATCACCGCCCAAGGCACCACCCTGTCGATCGATACCGCTCTGAGCGGTAGCCCGACGTACACCCCGATCAAGAACATCAAGTCGTTTTCCGGCTTTGATGGCTCGTCGTCGGAAATCGATGTGACCAACCTGTCCAGCACCGCCAAAGAGTACCGCCTTGGTCTGGAAGACAACGGCCAGTTCACGCTGGAACTAGACCGCGACTTCTCGGACGCCGGCCAAACAGCATTGCTGGCTGCACGCGATAGTCAAGCCGCCAAAGAATTCAAGCTGCTGCTGCCGAATGGCGAAAACGCCGTATTCACCGCCTATGTCAAAAAGTTTGGCATTGGCGGCGGTGTCGACCAGATCGTCAAGGGCAGCGTCGATCTGCGCATCAGCGGCCCCGTTACCTGGGCAGCCGCTTAACCTCTGGAGCAAAATGCAATGAGCGAAAAGCCTCGCAAGTCGCTGTCGAAATCAGACATTCTTGGCGCCAACGACCTCAAGCGTGAGTACGTTGATGTCCCGGAGTGGGGTGGCGGTGTGTACGTCACCAGTTTTTCGGCAGACGCCAAAGATGCGCTCGAAGTAAAACTCATGACCCTGAGCAACAAAGGAGTTGGACTTCGGGCCATGTACTGTGCGCTCGCTATGGTGGACGACATGGGCCGCCGTCTGTTTACAGACGAAGAGGCGCCCATGCTCGGCACCAAATTCGCCGGCGCCCTGGACCGCATCTTTGAAGTGGTTTCTCGCCTCAACCGGATCTCCGAAAAGGATCTTGAGGATCTGGAAAAAAACTCCGCCGCCGCCCCTGGCGACGCCTCGCCTTCCGGCTCTGCCTAAAGCTGGGTGTTCTCCATCCGGATGAGTTGTTGCGCCGGCTAACCAGCGCGCAACTCGCCGAATGGGCGGCGTTTTTCCGTATCGAACCGGACGCTGATTTTCGAGCAGATAGCCTTGCTGCCCAGCAGCTGGCCATGCTCGGCAACATCAACCGTTCGGACAGCAAAACTGAGCCATTTGAGCCTCACGACTTTATGCCTTGGATTGACAAACCCAAAGCAGAGTCAGTTCTTGAGGAAATTGATGCTCAAACCCAGACCGAGCGCCTCAAAGCGCTATTCAGCAAGCAATCGAAGGACTAATCATGGCAACCATCGCTGAACTTGCCGTCAATTTCACCGCAAATACCGGTGGTCTGGATAGTGGCGTCAGCCGAGCCGGAAGCGCCTTGCAGCGGTTCCGCTCGGAAGCGGAAAAAGCCTCGTATTCCGTCGACAAGGAATTCGGCAAGCTGAATCAGATGCTTTCGAGCATTGGTATCAACGGCCAAGCGCTGGCAGGCAGTATCTCAAAAGTGGGTTTAGCCGTTGCCGGGCTCGGCGCCGGAGCGTCGCTAGCTGTGCTGGTGAGCATGTTTAGCCAATCGGTTGCCGGTGCAGCCAAGCTGCAGGAAATGTCGGAAAAGACCGGCGCATCGATTGAAAAGCTATCCGGTATCGCCCAGGTTGCCAAGATCGAAGGCGCGGACATGGAGGCAGTGTCGGCTGGTATGGCCAAGCTGGCCGTCAACATGGAGGCCAGCGGCGGCGCATCCAAGAAGATGAGCGATGCGCTTGGCCGTATCGGCCTGTCGTTGTCTGACCTCAAGGGCAAAGACACCGGCACCATGTTCGAAATAATTAGCCGCCGGATGTCGGAGTACGGCGACTCTGCCGGCAAAACAGCCGTAGCCGTCGAGCTTTTTGGTAAGCGTGGCGCCGAGCTGATCCCAACGATGAACCTGCTCGGCGAATCAGGCGATCTGGTAACCAAAACCACGACCGAGCAGGCTATTGCTGCCGATGCTTACGAAAAAAACTTGCAGCGGCTACAGATCACCAAAAACGCGCTTTACAAAACCGTCAGCATGGAACTGTTGCCGTCGGTCAATGCTTTCGTCAAAGCGCTCATCGAAGCCAACAACGAAACCGATGGCGTCCGTGCTGGCGCCAGAGAACTGGCTGCCGACGGCACATTAAAAACCTGGGCAGAAAATGGTGCCCTAGCTGTCGGGTATCTCATCGATTCCATGCAATTCCTGAAACGGGGCATGCAGGAAACCGGGTTGTTTTTTGGTGCGCTTGGCGCTCAGGTGGCGCTACTTGCCCAGGGCCAGTTTTCCGCAGCTGCGCAAGTCATGCGCGAATTCTCGGCAGACGTGGCAAAGATTTCCGGTGCCGAATACTTCACAGACAAGCTGCAACGCCAGATGGTGGCATCGCCAGAAGAGCAGGCGCAGAAAAAGACGCTCACCGGCGGCAACACCGGTTCGGTCGCTAATAGCGCTGGTGACGGGTTTCTGAACAGCCTTAAAGCACGACTGACCAAAGGCATCAGCGGCGAATATGCCCAGCTGATGCAGCAGGCCGAAGAGAAGGGCGTTAAAAATCAGGCCGCCGCACTGATCGATCAGATCCGCGCCATGGATGAGGGAATCTCGCTCAAGAACTACACAAAGAGCCTGGAGCTGGCAACCGAGGAGTACCGCACCCAGATCACGCAGATCGGCATGACAAAAGACCAGATCGAGCTGATGAACGTCGACACAAAAATGACGGTCGACCTACAAAAGCAGATCGAGCAGATCGAACGGTCGAAGGGTGCACTAACGGCAGAAACCCGCGCCGAAATGGAAGGCCAGAAGAAAACCGCCGTTGAAACAATCCAGGGTCTTGTCAAGATCCGGCAGGAATCGGAAAAGACATTCAGCGGTGGCGCCAATAAGGCTATCGGCACCTTTATGGAAAACGCTGAGAACATTGGCAAACAGGTTGAAACAACATTTAGCAACGCCTTCCGCAACATGGAAGACGCAATTACGCAGTTCGCGCTGACCGGCAAAGCCAGCTTCACCAATTTTGCCAACGGCGTTGTTGCCGACGTCATGCGAATCTATACCCGAATGGCGCTCACCGGCCTCATCGGCAAAATGGGTGGAATGTTTGGCAAAAGCACGCCGACCCCAACCGACCAGGGCACCCGTCTGGAAACCGGCGGGGCAGCGTCAAACCTGCAAGCAAACGGCGGCGCCTGGCTGAACGGCGTACAGATGTTTGCCAGCGGCGGCGTCGTGTCACGACCGACGCTTTTTGCCATGGCTGGCGGCGCTGGCCTGATGGGCGAAGCCGGCCCCGAGGCCATCATGCCGCTCTCGCGCGGCAGTGACGGCAAGCTGGGCGTTAAAGCCTCCGGCGGTGGCGGCGGCAATGTCACCGTCAACGTGGTCAATCAGGCCGCCGGCACCGAAGCAACGACCCGAGAATCGACCGACAGCATGGGCAACCGCCAGATCGAAGTATTGATCGCCAACCTGGTCAATAAAACGATTTCGTCAGGCCGTGCTGACCAGGCCATGAAACAAGCCTATAACCTGCGGAGAGTCGGCAAATGAGCACAGCCGCTTACACCTGGCCAACTAGCCTGCCACAAGTACCGTTGGTGAGCGGCTACGGCGAGACGCTTAAAGATAGCGTCATCCGTTCTGATATGGATACCGGCCCCAGCAAAACCCGTGCACGCTACACGCGCACCCGGCGTTTGCTCGACGTGAGCTTTGTGCTGACCGATGCGCAAAAAGCCACCTTTGTGGCATTTATGACCACCATCAAGGGTGGGGCGCTGCCCTTCAACTTCAAAGACCCGACCACCGGTACCGCCACGGCCATGCTAATGACCAAAGAAGTTAGCGGGCCAATGCGCGTTGACGCCAATGCCTGGCGCATTGCCTTTCAAGTCGAGGTGCTGCCGTGACCTTTTCTAGCGCTTTCAAGCTGGCGGTATTACAGCAAAATACCGCCGAAGTCATCCTCTGGCTGCTGACTATCGAACACCCGGAATCGGGTACCACGCACCGGCTCGTCAATAATCTCGACAACATCACCAGTCGGGGCAATGTCTACCAGGCGTTTCCGTTTCAGTTTGTGCTGCCGGATGATGACGGCAATACCCTGCCGGAGATCAGTATTGCCGTACAGGATGTGAGCCGCGAGCTAATCGATACGTTGCGCCAGTACGCCAACGGGCTGCACATTACGGCTGAGATCATCCTCGCCAGCGCCCCGGATAACGTCGAGTTCGCCATCACCGACCTGGTGGTGCGTAACGTGCAATACGGCGCTCAAAGTATTACGTTGACTGCCCAAGTGGAAGATCTGCTTAATCAGCGGTTTCCAGCTGATAACTTTTTGCCGCGCAGCTTTGCCGGGATGTTCAAGTGATGCAGCATCTGATCGGCATCCCCTACAGCAACAAAGGGCGCAATCCAGAGCAGGGGCTCGATTGCTGGGGTTTGCTGCGCGCGTTCTACCGTGAATTTATGGGCATCGAGCTGCCAAGCTACGACGATACCTACGAAGACGCTTTTGATCGTGTCGCCACCTCGCGCGCCATCGAAGCCAACCAGAACCAGTGGTATCGCGTCACCACGCCAGAGTTTGGCGACGCGGTGCTGTGCCGACTCAGTGGCCACGATTGCCACGTCGGCGTTTATATCGGCAATAACCAGATGCTGCACACCCAGACCGGGCACGACAGCGCTTTGGATCGAATCGATGGCATTAAATGGAAAAATCGTCTTGCCGGCTTCTACCGTCACGCCGCCCACATCGGAGCAAATGATGTCTAACCTGCACGAAATCTCCCCGATCCGGCAGGGCGTGGTTGCGGCGTTTCGCGATTCGCCGTTTGCCACACCGGGGGACTACCGCAGCGTTAGCGTGCGCCCCGGCTTATCGATCAGCGATATTCTTGAAGAGGTGGCCGAAGCATGGCAACTGCCCTACGCACGCGTCATCCTCAATGATGAAGTGATTGCCCAGGAAGATTGGCCGCTGACGGTACCCAAGCAGGGAGATGTGCTCAATATCGTGCTGGTGCCACAGAGTAGCGATGTTGGTCAAATATTCAAGGCAATCGCAGTTATTGCTGTTGTCATCATAGCCACAATGCTGGTTCCAGAAGGCGCGCCTCTTTGGGTAACAATGGCAGTCGGCTCTGCCGCCGGCCTCGCCGCCGGCCTTGCCCTTAACGCCTTGTTCCCGCCACCGGCGCCATCCACAGCGCAACTGGGCAGCACCGGCGTCAGCGAAGACCCAGTGTATGGTTTCTCGAAGGTATCCAACCAGGCTAACCCCTACGGCACCATTCCGCGCGTTTATGGCCGCCGCCGCGTGATGCCCATGCACGCGATGAATCCTTACATCGTTTGCTCGGGCAGCAACCAGTATCTGCACCAGATTTTTACCGCCGGCTATGGCCCGCTCAAGATTGAAGACATCCTGATTGGCGACACGCCGATTGGTAACTACAAAGACGTCGAGTATTTCATCCATGAATCATTCATGGCCGGCGACGAGCTCAAGATCTGCAAAGAGGATGTCTGGACAGACCCGTACTCGATCAACCTGCTCAAAAACGCCGTTAGCACACTGCAGACGACCAATGATGCCGAAAAGGTCGCCATCGACATCCAGTTTCCGAATGGTTTGTACCAGGTCGACAAAACCAATGGCAACCACTTGCCCTGGACAGTGGATTTCAGCATTGAAGTCGCACCCGTCGGCAGCAGCACCTGGGTGCCCGTCAGCGGCTTGTCTCCCGTTATTGACGGCTCCGGTTCATCGCTCTATTCGGCAGTAACCTCAAGCTATTGGGAAGACGTCGGCAGCCCTTATTCCGAAAACCCGAATCACCCCGTCGTTGATGCGCTACCCGACCCCAGCGCGCGCGCCGATGGTGACATGCTGACGACCGTTTCGTACAGCGAAGAGGGTGGGGCTACCTACACCGACCACCGCAACCACTACACGCACTCCGGCACCAGCAGCACCGTGCGCGCCACCGGCCAGTTCACCAAACCGTTTTTTACGACGGTCTACATGACCTTCCCGTCGGCCGGGCACTACCAGATCCGCATTTCGCGCCTGTCAGACGATCAGGACGCCGCCGCCACGGCCGTTTACTGCAACTCGTACCTGTCGTCGATCCGCTCTTACCGTGCCGTGCCGCCAGTCGCGCCAGATAAGCCGATCAGCCTGATCGAAATGAAGATTAAGGCCACCGACCAGCTCAATGGCTCGGTCAATAACCTGTCGTGCATCGTCACCAGCAAGCTGCCGGTATACCAGAACGGAAACTGGCAGATCCTGGAGACGCGCAACCCGGCCTGGGCGTATCTCGACATCCTGCGGGGCAGCGCCATCCCGCGCCCGGTGGCCGATAGCCGGATTGATCTCGATGCGTTTGTTGATTGGGCCAACTGGTGCAACCAGGCGATGGCCAATGCACCGACCATGCCGCGCGCCATGTGCGATCTGGAAGTCACCTCGCAGACCACCGTATGGGAAGCGCTCAAGCTGGTTGCCGGTACCGGGTACGCCACACCATCCACCGCCGCCGGCAAGCATTCCATCGCCATTGACCGCCTGCGTAATACCCCGGTGCAGCTATTTACGCCGCGCAACATCAAAGGGCTGACCGGCGAGCTGGTGTACCACATTCAGCCGCATGCCCTGCGCGTGCAATACACCCCAACCGATAGCACCACCGCCGATGAGGTGGTGGTGTTCGATGACGGCTACAGCGCTGACGGTGCTGGTGGCACCAAAGTTGCCACCCTGTACGAAACCATGAAATTGGTGGGCGTTAGCCGCTACGAGCAAGCATTTGTCATTGGCCGCCGTTCGCTGGCCCAGGGCAAGCTGCGCATCGAGACCTTCAAGATCAGCTGCGATGCCGAAAACCTACTCGCCACCCGTGGCGACTTTGTACGGCTGGCGCATGATGTGCCACGCCTCGGCAGCGGCTGGGGCCGCGTCGTTGCCATTAGCGGTAACACGCTCACGCTCGATGAAGACATTACCGCCACCGGCACGCTCTACGCACGGGTACGCACCCAGACAGGCACGCAGTTCGATTCGGGTGTCAGCAGCTATGCCGGCGCCACGCTCACGCTGTCGGCTGGCGCCAGCGGTGTTACCGTCGGCGATGTGATTACCTACGGTAACCTGGATAAAGTCACCATGGATTGCCTGGTCAAATCCGTGCGACCGAGCAACGACTTTTCTGCCACGCTGGAGCTGGTGCCCTACGCACCCGCCATCTATACCGCCGAAGTCTCGGCAATCCCGCCTTATGATCCGTATGGCGGCCAGTGGACGGGCGGCACAGAAGGCGGCGGTACCGGCACCAGCAACAAAACCACGCCGGGGCAGGTCACATCGCTCAAAGCCAGTTCGCTCGTTACCTGGGATAACAAGATCCCCCGGATCAGCATCACGCTCTCATGGGGCAAACCCGCCTCCGGCGGCACGGCATTCAGCTACAAAATCTATTTCCGCGATAACGGCACCTGGCGTCTTCTGGGCACGACCGCCGATCTGACCTATCTGGCCTTCGACCAGTACCAGTTTGTCGACGCCAATGGTGCACCGATTGATCTGGCCGGAAAAATCCTGCGCTTTGCCGTTAGCGCGGTCGGCAGCGATGGCAGCAGCTACCCCCCAGAGACCTCAGCTCAGACCACCATCACCCCGATAGTTGACCCAACCGCTTCGGCAAATGTGCTTACCGCCGTGGGTGGCGTCTTCGAGATCGTGCTCACCTGGAATTATGCCAACACCGGGTTTGATGCCGCCTATGCGGAGCTGTGGGGCGCTCAAGTCAATAACCGGTCTAGCGCCGCCCTGGTTGCCAAAGTCGCCGTCCCGCAAAAGACCTACCACCACGTCGGCCTCGTGCCGGGCTCTACCTGGTATTACTGGGTGCGCTTTATGGATGGCGCCGGCAAGTATTCTGCCTGGTATCCAACCTCTGCTACGGGAGGCGTTTCTGCGTCACCCAGCACCGATCCAACAGTAATTCTTGAGCAGCTGAATGGCGCGATTGATACCACGCAACTGGCAGAGGAACTAAATCAACGCATCAACCTGATTGA